AAACGGCTTTTACAGCAAGTTCAATGTCATTTTCTACATCTTGTACTGCCATTATGCTGCCTTTGCCCTTTTTTCAAATGCTTTCTGTCGCCGGATCAATCTGTTTTTAAGTTCGTTTTCCAATTTTTCAGCCGCCAAAGTCACAATCGGCCTTTCGATATTGCCATAACGCTTTCTGATGTACGTCAGTTTGTTGTTTAATCTAATACGCGCCTCTGTCTTTTTAAAGTCTTTTTTGACAGATGTCCACTTTTTAGAATCTCTCGTGATATACTTTTTTGAACCAGTACGCATGCGCTTTTCGCCTTTCACTTTCATTGCACCCTTTTTACCACCGCCCGTCTGGTTCGCCATAAACATGAATGCCTGACCAGCCAAACCTCTTCTGGCTATTTTCCTCATTGCCTTAATCTCAGCAGGAGTGTCATACTGCAAAATCTTTTCGTTTTTGTCAGGTCGAGTTCCTTTTCGTGTCTGCTGGTATTTGTACACACTTGGCGTTGTTCGCTTTGTCTTTCTTCGTTTGTACTTCATGTACTCGTTATACCGCTCACGTCCATGCTTTTCTGGGTCAGGCTGTGCAAAGTTCACGGCATGCGGGTTTGGATTTACCGGCACAAAAAACGGCTTTTTATTTTGGCGCAGGAAAACAATCCAATGCGTAGAGGTTCTGGATGTGTCTGTGCTTTTGTTGATCTTCTTTTTTCTTGGGGACTGCTTCCTTTGAATAATAGCACGTTCCCTTTTACCAGGCTCACAAAGATCATGACCCTGCTTGGCTGCCAAATTGGCTGCAATAGGCACTACTCTTTTAATGTCCATGTTCATGCCCTTGGCGAGATTTATCATCTCATCTGCCAGTTCTTTCTCACCCTTTACGTCAAATTGTATTTCGACAGCCATTAGTCTGAATCCATGCAGAAGATTCGGATGATTTGACCTAGTCCAGAGTAGCGCACTTCGCCTACTTCGTATTCCACCCCGTCAACGGTGACCACATCTTTCTCACGTGGCACAGTGGTAAAATCGTCGATCAGAAAGCGGAGGGAAAACATATCGCCCTCATCTTCACCATAATCGTGGATGCGGACTGTTTTGGTTTGTTGCGATTTAAGCGCACGGCACGTTTCGCCGTCATGACCCAGAGTTACAATCTGACCATGTTCATGATCGGCAGACCGAAGTTTCTCGAAATCTGCTTTTATCTGTGTGGCGTTAAGCATTGTAAAAAAAAGGGCTGGCTAGTGGACAAAGGACAAAAACCACTAACCAGCCCACCCTAAACGGGCGTTTTAACTTATGCTACAACAGCTTCAGTCGAAACGATCTGATCGGTGACGATGATCGGAATCCCGAAGGCATCGGCAGGGAACGGAGCGGGTGCGCCGGTCGGGTTCGTCGCAGTCCGAGACAACTGCAAGTACAGCAGGGCGTCGCGGTTCATTGCGAGGAACGAGGGCTGTTGTCCAGAGGGGAACTTGGACAGAAGCTCTGCGATGTCGTCGTCAGTCACAGCGGACTCGATGTTGCACAGGCGACCAACAGTGTACTTGTTGCCAGCCTGGAAGCCGAGGTAGCCGTCGATGTCGCAACGATAAGCACTGTAGGGGTTGCTGGAACCGTCTACTTTACGAACGTTGTAAACATCGGAGACTTCGATCAGTCCACCGTCCTGTCCGTTGAACACAGCTGCTGCGTCAACAGGAGAGGTGCGGATGGCGTAGATGGAGGTCTGCACGTCAGCGGTGCTACCACCCTTGTCTACAACCATCGAGCTGTCGATGACGTCGATCAGACCCTGGAAGCCAGCGGTCAGACCGGGAGCTTGGTCACCGTAGATGAACTGCTTCTCAACAGTCACAAAAGCGGCGGCGAGGGAACGGCGGGTACGGTCAGCAATCCAAGCCTCTACACCACCTTTTCCGGTAGCCATAGCTTTGGCGATTGCCACGTCGTCTTCCCAAGAAGCGTCGAGGAACTTCAGGGTTTCCGTTTCCAGCTCGATGCTACCGGCAGAGTTGCTGATACCGGCATTAGCTGCACGGAATCCGCCACCAGCGGCTACGGTTTCACGGATGTACTTGTGAGTGTGGCCATGCGTGGAAGGCACGGCTTCCATTGCGTTAAGAACAGGAGTTCCTTGCAACAGGTTGGATACTTCGATCTCGACATTAGCGTCCCCAAGATTGAGGATACCTGCCAAGGTGTTGGTTGCGTCAGCCATGTTTTATTCTCCTAGTTGGTGGCTTAAAGTTTGACGTTACGAGCGATGTCCCGCTTTTTCGGGAGTGAGTTCCCATTACTGAAAGAGACGCCATCCGAAGAGACTTCGGACAACTCTTTTTCGGTTTCAGCAAGAGATACGGTTAGCTTCTCATTGAGAGCGGTCAATTCCTCGACCTTGGCTTTTAAGCCTTCATTCTGCAATTTCAGCGCATCAAGATAAGAGCCTTTGCTGTCAAAGACCTTGGTGGCGATTTCAGCACCAAATTCAGTAACGAGTCCACGGAACTCCGAGGCACTCATTTCTTCGACCTGTTCTTCCTCTACCTCAGCGTATTCTTTCACTTCGGTTTCTTCGGCAGGCTCTACAGCTTCTTCAGCTTCGACCTCAACAACGGCCTCAGACAATTCTTCACAATTCTCATGTGAATTGTCCGAATTAGCTTCCAAAAGCTCTTCTTCAGTTTCTTTATTTTCTTCGCTCATATTATATACCTCTAGGTACTCTTTAATGTTTACACCATATTGTTCTATGATGTCAACTATATTTAGGTTTTTAGAAAGAAGTGTTTTTACTTCGGGGTGATCGCTAAAGAATTTGTTCAACTGGCCTGCTGGAGTTGCATATGAAAATAAGCCGTCAGGATTTGCTGCCGGTTCATCCACAAAATCGCATCCAAGCATTTTGCCACATACCACGTATAACTCATCAGACAGTTCGTCAGGATCGCCCTCATAGTCCTCGTATTCCTCACGACCATATTCGTTAAACGCTACCATTACGTCATTGCCTTCCTGATCTTTGCGGTAATGACCACCTACCTGGAACACAATAGAAGTGCCAAATGCTTCTGGATCTTCTTTTGCCAGCCCAAGAATGTGATTCTTAAATCCTTCGTCGGCATAAGATCCGAAATGCAAATCTCCGTAGAGTTGCTTGCGGTCTTTGGATACTTTGAAGTTCTTAAAGCGTCCGACGGTGGTTCCAAGCGATTCGTTGCACATGCTCGGATGCCCGAACCGTGCTTTCAACCCCAGCTTCATGCCTTCTGATTGAGCAAACGCTTCGGAGATGAAACTCTCGTCCAAGTAGACTCCGTGACCCAGTGCTTCGCCAGCAGTGATGATGGAACAGGAGCGGATGACGTCGCCATCTACTTTGTCAGGTGCAGCGCGGAGTGCTTGTAGTCGAATCTGTTTATTGTTCATCTTGCATCTCATTCTCTTGTTCTCGGATCTCATTGTCAAGTCTATTGTCACGCTCAGAACGTGCGCCAGGGTCGCCAATGTAAACAGGAACGTCCAATTCTTCGGCACGACGCAGGAACTCAGACTGCCGTTGCAGGACTTCGTAAACGTCAACACCACGCTCTTTGCCGAGGTCGGGGATTGACTTCAGTCCAAGGGCGATAGCCCGTTCCTCTGCGGCGATTTCGCTTTCTTTGTCCAGCCAGGGTGTAGGGGTTGCCCGCACATGCACAAAGTCACGAAGTTCGTTGTAGGGAATCGGAATGTCGCCATTGCGTGTCCACATGTCCAGCTTCCAGTCCACGTACTGCTCGTATGCAGCCATGTTCTTGGCACGCTTGGACTCTGCGCTTATCTCGTACATCTTGCGGTCTGCAATCACTTTTGCGAAGTTACTGCCGGTCGCATCAAAGAAGGAGAACGGAATGTCCAATGCCAGCAACGCAGAGCGTATTGCCAATTCGGTGTAGTCTTTGACCGACTCCGGTGGCGTCTCGGATTCGATGGTCTGGATCTTTTCGCCTTCCATCAAGTTGACGCTGAACGGGCCAGACGAGATGTCCACCTCACGTGAGGTGTCGGTCATGTTCTCATCGACATAGGACGGGTCTTGATCCTCGATCTCCAGAGCAGATGATGGCAGACCGTCTCCAATCCCCTCCACGGCTTCTTTCTGGATCGCATAACCAAACAGCGCATGCAGTTTGATTTTCAGCAGGATGTACTCCATGCCCTCTTTAATGTCCATGAGCTGGTTGACAGCACACATGAGCGGGGATTCGCCACGTGTCTGCGAATAGCGGTTAAAGTAGCCACTGTAGATTGCGTCACGTGCCAGAACACGACGATCATAGACCAGTTGGCGTCCGTGTGCGTTGTACTTGCAGACGATGTAGGATTTGACCCCGCCAAACTCGTCCAGCTCCAAGCCGTGGTCGCTGACTTTCTTAAAGCCGTTTTGGTCTACGACGTTGAGATAGCCAGGCAGATCGTTAGGACGTGCGATGCGTGAGCCTTCGACCAGCTGGATCGCTCCGTAGCGGTTTGACGACTGCCGGTTGATCTTGACCATCATGGAATCGCCGTCGATGACCTTGTTCAACTCAAACAGCCGGAAGGCTTCGTCGATGGAATGCCGACGGGCTGCGTCAAAGTTACGTGCTTTGCCGTGCCACTTGAACAGCATCTCGATGTTGTCACGGATCTCTTTCGGAATCGCAGAGTCCACTTCCACGTAGAACGAACTGACTGCGTCCAGATGGCGACGGATCATCCAGCCTGCCAGCGGGATGTTCTCCAGCACATCCTGCGTAATGCGTTCGCCTTTCTTGCGCTTCTGCTTGCTGAACACGATGTCCTGGTGTGGACGTTGTGACGCTGAAACGTTCTTGCGCTTGGTGTTGGTCTGGGTTGCCTCGTACTCAAACTTGGCAACGTTATCGTCCTGCTTACGCATCGACGCACGATCCAACGCTTTCTTGGATGTTAGTTTGTCGCTCATAAGTAGGCGTTACTCATGTTGACGGATTGCATCATGGGGTTTGACCCATTCGCCCGTGAGATCAACGAGGATAACCGTGACTCCATGCGCTCCAGTCGATAGATTGTGGCACGTGTGTACGAAATGCCATCGTCCAGTGACATGGACTGCCCTGCGGTTAAAACTTCGTCAATCGCTGCACGGACTTTGGCACGTCGATCCACTAATTGTTTGATGTCTGCCCTGCTCATTAGATTTAAAGTAAAGAAAAGGACTGCGATTGTCAACAGTCCTTCTCTTGTTTGATTTATTTAGCCAGAGCGGTCTGAATCCACTTCGGCGTATTCGTGCCACCTTTCGGCCTGCCTCGCATTCTTGGTTTGGTTGCCAGACCAGCATTTTCCAGATCCTCCCAAGTGGCTTTGTTTTGCCGTACGTATTTGCGAGCGGTCTGATAGCATGCAAGACACAGACCACGTGGGCCGTCGCACTCTCGGTTGCATTCGGGGTTTAAGCACATGTCGTTTCCTTTGGTTAGGGTTCAGCATCCGGCATAATGCTTTTTTAGATAAAAACAATCCCTAAAAACAAAAAATAGCCAAATGTGAACCAGACACCCCTTTTTGTGAATTGGATGCCTGTTTTTGTGAACCGACACCCAAAATCTGTGAATCCATCTGAATCGTGAAAAAATTAACGATATAGAGAAAACTACTGTATTTATTGAGTATATTGTATATATATATATATATATTATATTATAAGTACCTATTTTACCACCTAATTCACATACCCCCCATTCCCCTCCGTTCAGATTTTGGCAGGGGTTTTTCCGTATGGATACCATGTGAATTTTGTGAATTGCATTTTACCACGGCTACAAGTGCATGGCTCAACGGCATTTACAGAAGAAAAGTGATTCAGATTTGGCATGTGAATTGGATGTGAATTCACAAAATCTGTGAATCTGGACTGTTAAGTTCCTGCTAAATTCGGATCTGTGGCATGGCTCGCCGTCTGGCTCTCGACCGCTGCCCCTTGGCCGGAACTCTGGCTCGCAGACCTGTCTCACTGGCTCCCTTGAAACTGGTTCCGACAAATGCACCCACCATCGCGTCCAACAAATCGTTGTGCGACCCAACCTTCAAGAACCACTTGTAGAACTCGTTTCCGCCACTGGTCTCTTCGATGTACTCCTCCAGCACCTCGGCACACACCTCGTCTGCCAATCGCTTGTGGTCAGTTGGCTTGCTTCCGAAAATGGTCACAGACCCTGGTGCGCCAGATGGGAGCAGGAACGCTTTCTGGGATCTCATGCGCCAAGCATCAGCGTTATGCACCAACACCCTGCCTCGCTTCTGCCAATCCGCAACGTGGAAGTTGTCTCCAGGCTTACCGACTAAGCTGGTCGGGCGGTATTGGTTGTAGGAGCGTCCACGACTGGGATACACCGCTGTTCCAAGCCTATGGCGGTTCGCTTCGCACCATCGGAACACCAAGTCCATCTTGAATCCGCAGTCAATCAGCACCAAGTCTGGATACATGGCGGTTCCGTTTTTAACGTAACGCTTGCTGGCAATCAGTGGGATATGTTGCTCCAAGGCTTTGGCAATCGCCAGTTCCTCGCTCGCATCTGCCTTGTTACGCCCTTCTGGACGCTCATAAAGCGGTTTGCCGTTACCTGGGTAGGTCTGGTAGTCGATGATGTACCTGACGCCGTTATTGGTCGATGCCATGACCACCGTGTTAAGCCCGCTGTAGTTGATGTCCGTCATGCTGACAATGATGTTGGCGTCCCGTGGCACTTCGAGGCGTTTCATGCCGTTGGTTGCGGTCATCACGTTCATCTCTTCCAAGATATACGGAGATCCGCCTGTGTACTGCACCGGCTCGTTCTGGTATTCTGCCAAGAACGCATTCTTGTCGTCGAAATACAGATTCATGGCGTGTTGGAGTGCGGACTGGTCTTTGTCGAACTTCCGCTCCTCCCAGTAGACTTCTGCACCGGCGTCCATCTTCTCTTTGTTCTTGGCGTAGAACTCATTCGCCTCTGTGGTGGGTAGCTCCTGTTGCATCGCTGAAATGCGGAGCATGTTGTACTCCTCCCACAGCGTGTCCAAGGCGTCAGGCCAGTTGATGACCATTGGCACTTTGGTTGCCCGCCATTCGGGGTGTTTCTTCTTGTCGAGGAAGCGACAGGCGAGGTCGTTTGGGTAAATGACTGTCATCGCCATGAAACACGCAATCTGCTTACCAGGCCCCGCTAAACCTTGGATGTCACCCGTTATGGTATTTTCACGGTCGTTGATCTGGCTAAGGCTCTTTGCGCTGGCACGTGTTTGCGGGTCGTCAATCAGCACGAAGTCAGGTCGCAACACTGCGCCTTCATCGGTTTTGGTCTGCATGCCTCGAATACGTCCAGTAATCCCGCATGCGTGTAGAATGGCTCCTGACCACTCGTCCCCTTCTTTTGAGGGGGTGCTTGGCAGTCGGATCTGGTCTGTACTCCATTTGATGAGGCATGGACTCTGGTCGCTGTTGAGCAAATGCCGAAACTTGTTGCTCTGCCCGTCGCCACGCTCCAGATATGCTTGCAACTTAGGCCAATACTTGCCGATACCAGCTCCGAGCCACAACTCGACCTTGATGCTCTCCAAAAGCCCCTTGGCAGCTTCGCTTTCGTTGCCGATGATCGCGCCGTATTTCAAATGCCCGTAGAGCGCACCCCAGATGAAAGCAGCCGTAGCTGTCGTGGACTTGCCGGAACCACGTGGCATAGCGTCCGCAGTCTTGCCTCCCTCCAGAATCACGTCCTGCATCTTTTTGAGCATGGACTTGTGGTGCGGGCCAAACTCCAACGGGAAAGCATTCGGCATGACCTGCTTACAGAACGACTCCAAATCGTACCTCCAGACCTCACGCTCTTTCTTGGCTACAATCTCCAGATCCTCGTCCCACTGGACAACCTTCGCTGCCTTCCGCAACTCCTTGTCTTTCTGCTCACGTTCAAGATGGTAGCCTGGTCGATGCCTATTGTTATTTGGATTCATTGTCACCCTTCAGCATTTGTTTGATCGCCTTACGCACTAACTCACCGATGGATACGTTTCGCTCATACGCCAATCGACGCAATGCGTAGTGGAGGGTTTCGGGT